CCCTTCGCATATTAAATCTACAGTTTTACTTATAGATGCAGACTCTAACTTAAACCACCCCACTCCGTTCTCTTTTTTACCCTGCCTCCATCTTTCTCCTACTTCAATAGGGAATTGGCCTCGTCGATCCCGTTCCTTGTCTGCTTTTAGATATTCTAGATCTTGGCTAGCAAATGATATCGGGTAGAATATTTTTTCAGTTTCATCTTCGATCACTACCGGTAAGCTTTGAAGGCATACAATAGAGCTCAATATAGCGTCAGACTCTTTAACTGCACCCCTAAGACCTTCAATTTCAATGAATTTAGTATCTGCCCACCAGTTTCCACCACTAGTATTAATCTTTTCTAAAAAAGAAGGCGTTATCCCTTTAAAAAAATTATATGTATAGTAATAATATCCACCTATGGCATTACCTTTTTTTGCTGGCAATGATGTAAACCTTTCTCTCTGAGAACTTATAGGCTCAAACCCACCATAAAGCCCATCATTTGATCCGAATTCTATGCTCGCATCTAGCTCAACTATATATTGATACGCTGGATCAACAAACCTAGAACGACTACTTCCATCAAATAAATTCAAAGCAAACGAAGAGTATAACGGCCCAAGTTGAAGATCGTAATACTTATGGTAATTGGGCATCAAACTATAAAGGCCGTCTTGAAAAATGTTTATTTTTTGAAACTCAGAATTATAATCGTAATTTATAACACAAGAACTTATAACGCTTGAACCCACCTTCAAATTACCATAACCAACAGGAACTACAGCTCCCTGTTTGTATCTATTGCTTGAACCTTCGTATAAAAAAGATTCAGTTTGAGTAGCTATTGTTTCATCATCTCTCTCCATGGCTTCGGCCATTTTTTTACTGACGTACATGCTAGCTGCCGTGGTTACAGCCATAGAAACTAAGCTGAATACAAATCCGGAACCTCCATGTGCTTGCGGGAATATGTGAAAATCTTTATCTGTTTGTAGTGCGCTCTCCTTGATTGTTGTAAATACTTGGCTGCCTTGCTTTTTTATCCCATAATATATCCCCTTACTTTCTCTTTCGTAAATATATTTCTCTATTTCTGGATCGTTTGAAAATATAGCCCTTATAGCTTCAGAAGGGGTTCTTACATCCAGGGTCCATTTCTTGCCAAATTTAACCCCAAGCTCTCCATGTATGTATATGTTTTTCATAAATTTACCTGTATATATTTACACCAACGAAGGGTGTCTGTAAATTTCTTTTATCCTTGATTGCCACTTATCATCCAATGTTTGCGTTCTAGAAATACTATTTCCACATTGATGAACAAAATCATCCCCCCCTGTGTATACGCCCACATGCCTTCTTCCCCTTTCCTTGATTTGAAAAATAATTACGTCGTGAGTTTTAATGGTTTTAGTTTCTTGAGCTATTAAGTTTTTACTCATAATCTTTTTTAATAATTTATTAGCTTCTTCATTACAACTAGGTAGCCAGTAATTCTTGTTCCATTTAGTTATATTTATACTTAAGTTCATTAAGAAATAATCCTTCAACAAACAAGTGCATTCGTAAAACCCCTTAACATAAGGTCTACCAATAATTGATACTGGCTGATAAGACTCAGGATAGTAGAGAAAAAAACTTTCAGTTTTTAAACTGTATATTAAATAAGGCAAACCTATTTCTTCTGACACTAAAATATCCTGCGCAGACGGAGCTTCCGATGAGCATGGGTGCGAGTGATATATCCCTATTATATTTGAGGTCGTTTTCAACTTTATAAACTTTCCTGGAGATATAAAAAAGCAATTTTTAGGGTCACTGCTTTCGTTGCTTAGTCTTTTGATTGAAACTGTTAAGTCTCTATTTAAAATAACCACACCACAAACCTCTTCATCTGGTCTGCTTTTTGCATGACTGCAAATATCGGCCTCGTATTTATTTAAATTCATAAGGGTCTATTCCCGGAAAACCTCCAAAAGGAAGCCCTTTTTCTAGTTCGGTATGTTCTTCGTCCGATGAACCCCTAATGCCTCCTCCGGATTCCAAGGATTCTTTGGAGAATCTTAACCTGCAGCCACATAATGTTTTATCGCAATCATCTAAAACCCAACGTTCTGTATCCATCTCTGGATTAGATCTAGTATCTTCTTTTATGCATACGTAAATATCAATTGGCTCTATATCTTCATCCGAACCAAAGTGAGAAACTGAAACCACATCTCCTTTACTGTAAGTGACGCTAATGTCCCATTTATCATAAGCTGGCCCTTCTTCGTTCTTTACCGCGAATTCTTCATTTTCATACTCGAAGTAAGACTCGCTACCAATAGCTGGTCCATCATACCCGGTTTCTAAAAATTTCTTATTCTTAGCGCTTGCTATAGGTTTTCCTTTATATTTGCAACCTATATTGGACCTGTATTGCCAACCACAATAATTAGAGTACATAGTCCTAGATGGTATCTGAGCGTTCTGAAGCTCCAATAAAGAAACCAACTCAAACTCAATCGTCTTGTCGTTTTCATTAGTCTTTTCGTTGACAAAAAATACATCCTCAGAAAATGAAACATCTGGATCCGGATCTGCATGCGGGTTAACCTCATTAGGAAAATTCTTTGCATCCAAATATTTTATAAATGTTTTTATTCTGGTTACCTTGTAGTTAATGAAATCATTAAAGGTATTAAGCCTAATAGATATCGCCCCCTGATGATTAGAGAAAGTCATTTTTGGCCTAGGCAATCTTCCGTCTCCATGCATTTCAAAACCTTCTACCTTTATTGGGAAATACTCATACCTCTTTTCGTTAAATATAATCTCATTATGGTATCCATTTTCTCCCGCATGAAACAAGTACTCACCCTTATCTCTTAAGTTTATTTCATATAAACATATCGTTGAAGACTGCTCAATCTCAAATATCTCCCTATTAAATGTATCTGTATCTCTCATGGTGCGTCTATTATTTGTTCTGTCTTAAAATTACCCTTCTCACAAACGAAGATCTTTACAGTATCGCCTGTTGAGTTAAAGAAGACAGAATGATCAGAACCTAAACCCAATATGTTAACATTTATCACCGTGTATTCTACCCCATCAACATTAACTAAATCAGTATCTAGCGCAGTAAAACTAGCCTTAGTATTAAGAATGTCATTGATAGCAAATTCTGAATTAAAGTCAGATCTAGTTAAATTTTTAGAGTCATCATTTAACCCTTCTGAAATGTATTTCTGGATCATTTTTTCAAATAAATCAAGCGCGGCAGGCATCCCAATATCTTGAAACTTAACCCAAATTCCATCTATTCCATTAAGGTAAACCTTATAGGCTCGAACAGCTAATTTCAAACCCTCGTACCAATTTGTTCCAGGGGTATTCACTACCGTGTGAGTAGGAGTTTTAGTTAAAAAAGTAATACTTTCTACTGTTGATATTTTCTTACTTTTTATAACCCTACCCTGAAATAAAGAATTATTCTTCATCCACTCTAGGTCATCATTTTTTTCCTCGCAAATAAATTCGCCAAGAAGTTGGAAGCTTGCATCACAAGGCCCCTTGCTCTCGCAATTAGATACCGGAAATCCGGGGCTAATATTTACGTCTGAAATAAACTTATCTCCTACATTATTAACTACCGTACCAGCCTTAGCGTTTTCTAGCTCTTCATACCTGGGGTGGAAGAAAGTCTTTATCTTGACCTTATCCCTAGGTTTCAGGGTTATTGGCAGCTCTTCTGTATTGAATATAGTGTATTTGTCAAAGCCATTATACTTCTCATAGTCAAACAAGGAAAACCTTTCGGAATCACTAAGATTAAACCCGCTTATCTCTATTGGTAAAGTGCAGGTGTTCACAATAATAAAACTACCTGAATCTACAAATCCTTCTCTACAAAATTCGTGACATACCGATTGATCAAAATTAGAACCACAATTTGGTTCAAGCATTATAGCTAATCCATCTTCGGTTCCCATGAAACTCCCAGCTTCATCAGTTACTGTTTTGCATGGAGCGTTTGAGGCATCTAAGCCTATATCTCCAGCTATATGTATTGGGTAATCTTCTTCTTTTACAAAAGTCATCTTATCTTACCCTAACCATTCCGTATCTAACCTCACCTTGTGCCCATTTAATTGATCCTACTTCTGCGCCTCTTTTAGCCTCAGGTATACTTCCAGTCACTGTAGCGTCTTCTGTTAATTCGTAAGTAGCTTGCCCGTTTGCAACATTTGTTATTTTTGCATTTTTCCACTCGTCATCGTCCAAAACTTTCGTGGTGTCGCCAATTACAAGTTTACAGGGAGTTGGGTTGCCGTTTTGATCATAGCAGTAGTCGTCCGGCATGGCCAACAAATCTCCCTCCTCATTCCTATTAAAAGACGCATCCAAGCACCAAATTTCAACTTTTTGGGCGGGCCAGCCATGCATGTCGCTCTCTGAAAAATAAAAACTTCTATGTTTGTTGTCTTTGGTTATTCCAAATAAGTTCCAAAAATTATCTACTTCATTTCCGTCTTGGTCTTTATAATTTCCGGCGCCCCTGTCGTAATTAGGACTAAACCCCCACTTTGCATTATTCAACACAAAAGGACCTATCCCATCAAAGAAAACATTATCTCCTTGATAAATTTTTATCCTCGTTGTTGTGTCAATCATTATAGAGTCAAATGTTGATTTTGTAGCTTTTGGAGTCAACGCAGCAAGGCTATCGCTTGTAAAATCATCACCTCCAAGTATTTCCGCAAATTCAACCTGAGCGAATGCAGGGTAAGTATGCCACTTCCTATGCTCGGCCGGAGAGCCAATCAAGGCACCACTAAACATCACCCTACATCCCGGCCCGATCCCCGGTTTTTGTAACATTTTTATTTTTGGCAGCTGGGTTTCTTTTTCTTCTTTGTTTATCTTTATTTTAAATTTAAAATCTGTATAGCAGTCCATATGTTTATCTTCCATATCTTCTATATTGAAAAACAACTGTACGTTCTCTTCTATGTTTTCTAAATCATCATGCCTTATTCCAAAGAACAAATCAATTGATTCGTTCTTCTTCAACTCAGGTAAGTGCGAATAATCCCCCTTATACTCGTTCTTTTCTGAAGCGTTAGCTATATTGTAATCAATTATTTCAACACCTTTTTGTGTCTTAAAAACCCTCACAGGGAAATCTTTAAAAGCTACTCCAGCGTTTAAGATTCCATCGGTGCGTATTGGTCCGGTTACCTCTTCATCGCTTATTAACTTTTCGTTAAAATCACTAATTAAATTATCCCCGTCGTCTGATTTTATTTCGTAAGTTGTTTTGGCTGAGCCCCACCCTCCGTCTACCTCCTTAACCTTTCCGTTGCTATATATTTCATACTTCGTATTAAAACTGTGCCACAAAAGATTTTCGGACTTTTGATTATTTAGAAATTTTTTATTTCTAGGATCTCCGTAGAATTGCCCGCCGTGACCTGATTTAGTGTTACCTTTGTATTCTGTTGGGGTTAGATGTTCAAAATTTTCATGGTCGTTATTTTTCGGTATTCCGGCTGGAATTGTTTCGGTGTGCCATTTGGCAAAACTAGGTTCTGTATCTACGGAAACTATTGTGTTATGTATCCTTATGGGATTTGGCCCACAATTATTAATAGTTACCGATATTAAATTATCAAAACCGCCATCGCTGGTTAGTTTTTTAGTTATGTCAGGGATTTCTAAAATCCTATTACCAAAAGAACCCCCGTCTGATGGATCATCGACAACATGATGCATCTCTAAATTTTTAAAAGATTTATCGCTCGAATAGTCTTTGCAATATTTTTCGAACTCAACTCCATCTTGTAGTGATATTGGAATAAGTGATGTTTCAACTTCTTCATTATACCATTCTTTATTTTCAAGCCCATCTTCGTTTTCTTCCTTAAAATCTCCCTCAAAATCTGGATTAAATATATTTGAGTAAAATTTGTTAGCATCACCATCTACTCCCTTCCAGGACTTGGTGAACCCATATAGCTTTATGTGTTCGTTTATCCCCATGCCATGTTTTTTGAGCTCTTCATCTAAGGGCCTTCTCTTTGATAGCTCCCCACCTCTCCTCAATGATTTTGCAATTTCTTCAAGCGGAACTATGTCTTCGCTTTTTTGAGAAAAGTCACTTATCCAATAAATAATCCTATTGTTGACCTTGTTTGCTCGTGGGCTATTATAAAATTGAGCGAGCGCACTACATATGCTTTCTACGTCGCTCTTCCCGAGAAAGTTATTTTTTTCATGATTTTTTATCGATTCATACATTGATATCTTGTCAAACGACTTAGGGTAGTCTGGAAGAATTAAGGTTTCTTCAACTTCTTCCTCCATTCTGTAATCAAGAATACTAGAGTCTCCCACGAAACAAATTCCTACATTAATTTTGTTTTGCTCTATCTCACAGTTGAATCTTTTGAAATTTTCTATATTGTAGCCTTCGTTTCTTAGCTCATTCTTTAAGTCTTGGCCTAATTCTGTATCATCTAGATAATTATCAATCAATAAATTACTAACTACCCCTTCTTCATCTTTCTTGTTGTACCAGGGAGGCACACTTTCGTCTGCGTTCGCGTCGTCGCTTGTGGATATTTCTGGAGCATCAAGGGATCCGTAATCATTAGTTCCTGGGAATTGGTCTAAGTCATACCCAACAATAGACTTAAGTATTGAATCTATAACCAAGTCAAACCTAGATTTATTTACTCCACCCACCTGAACGTAACTCGATGTTACTCCTTCCCCCGCTTCAACAACAAATATTAAATCAAACTCCCTTTTACTTTTTGGCTCAATAATGTAATCTTCCCCTTGGCGAGTTAATCCTGACTGATGGTAAGAAAACGCAACAGACGAAAAAGTACACAAAGAATGCTTAACTATCGGGCTTATTATTTCTGCTCCATAACACGGTTCAGCTATATCCATCATATCTTCATATATAGAAGTTGCAGACTCAATAAATTTAGCCGTAATCTTGTGGTTGTTTTTGTATGTCGTCGAGTGGCTCCATTCTGGGCAGTAAAATATTGAGCTAAACGGTCTGGACTGGGTTGTAGAGCTATCCGAATCGGTACCATATGGCCTTGGCATGGTGAATCTAAATTTTTTATAGCCTAGATGGCTCTCCAGGAACTGCAAGATTTCAGCAGTCTCTACATCATCCCGCTGGTCAAGAACAATTTCAAAAGAAGACATGTTCTGATTTATTTGTTTTTTGTATTTCTTATTGTAGTTCTTTGTAAACTCGGTATCTATATGGGCGGGCTGACTGCTTAACTGAAAACTTAGTGTCGGATTATGCTCGAAATCTCTAATCTTCAACCATGGATATTTTTCTATATCGTCTGGGCTCTCAATGTAAATACTACTCCTGCCCCTTACCGCTGGCAGTAGAATCCTGAAATGCTCCCCTTGTTGCAGGGTGAATGTGGATGTAGGAGTCACATATATAGAAAAAACCTCTCTTGATATGTCGGTCTCTATTTCTAGTTTTCTGTAGTTTTTTAAAAAAGCAATTCTTTTTTTTATGTTCCCGGTGTGTGGGTTCTTTATCTTGCAGCTTATTACGTCTACCCCGGCGGGCAATAATGGCTGAGAGCTAAGGCATTCTTCGGGGCATTTGTGTAGTAGCCTAATCTCTGCGTCTATTTCTTTTGATTCATCTATTAATACTATATCTTCTTCATTATCGGTGCTTATCCTTGACTCGTCGTCGCCCAAAATATATTTGTGATTAGTTAAATCGTCAACCAATCCGTCCCTTGAAACCGGCCCAAACACGAACATTTTTTCGTTTATAATTTTTTTTATATTTGTTTTTCCCACTGAATATATAGAGTCTAGAGCCCCATCTATACGCAAGAATATACAATCACCAACCTCTAGGTCCTGCGGCTCTTTAAACTCTAAAACTCCAGACAAGGGCTTTCCGCTTTCGTCCTTATCTCTAAACCTTATTTGATATAACGAAGTTAATTTAGTATACGCAGATTCATCCATCTCAAAGGTTGATAGCATCGTTTTTTGACCCTTTACAAACTTAGTTTCCTCGTTTATAAATATAGGTACAAGCGCATCTAATGTAGAGTTATAGCCAGAATTGCTTTCCACGCTTCTTAATGAGCTTTCCGTATTGCAAATAAAGCTCGCACTTAAATTATTATTATTCCTATACACTATGGAGTGAGTAAAGTCCGTGCATGAAAACTTCAAATCCTTTCTGTAAGGATGAGTGTATATAAAATTAAAATCACCTATAGCACTGGAATTCAACCTATCCCCCTTGTGGTTTATGGCGAACATAGATTTACTAGAGAAAGACTTTTCTTGAAGGAAGTGTATTATAGCCTTAGCTTCACTATCTGTCCTATTATTAAACGAAGCGTTTAAAACTAAAGGGATTGCATTGATTGATTGATTGTTTATGTAGTCGGAGCCTTCCCCCATATTAAGCTTTTCTCCCTCTACTCTAAAGTTTGAAGTGGATCCATAAGAAGGCCTCCACAAGAAATCCTGAGTCCAATATTGAGAATCGGCGTCATTTGGTATTTTTAATATTTCTGAGACATGTTTTTTCTTGCAGTAGAAAAACGGACTAAGGTTCCCAACTTCCATTTGGTCAAACACAAATCCTCCTTTTTGTATGCCAAAAGAAAATATAAAAAGAGAACCCATTCTTGCGCTGGTTGGCACTTTCTTGGGTTCTATGTCTACCTGTGCGTTGTAAAACTCGTAATCATTTATCTCGCTAGACCCTATGATTCGAATCGTTTCCCTGAAGTTATCGGACCTTACCTCTTCAAAATCTTTATTGTAGAACCTAACTCCAACACCTATCCCGCTTGAATTGTCTACGTCTATAGCCCCGTCTTTATATATGATATTATTAGTATAGGGCCTGATAGTCTCCGAGTCTTCAGTGAGCTTCTTGACCATGCACCTTGCAGAGTAGCCAAGTCTTGAATTTACAGGAAACATATCTCCAAATTCCAGCTCAGAATTTTGAGTAATCTCTATCCTTTCGAATGGCCCTCCTCCTTTTCCTCCTTCCGCTAAAATGTAATCCTCTGAGTCGGTCAACATTTTGGGCCCAGAATCAACCCTAATCCGCAAAGGAAACTCTCCATAAGCTGCTATATTTCCGAGTTTAACTATGTCGTCTTTTTTGTAACTCTTCCCTGGTTCCCAGTTTTTTACGGAAATATCCATCACCTATAAGACTGCCTTATGGTTGCCCTACCTTTCAGGAAGCCTCCTTCCGAGATCCTAATAGCGTCTTGATCAACCACACCGTACTGGGATAGCTCTTCGGGGACAGCATCTGGAAGAACCAGGCTTCCGGCTAGCCTAAACTCTTTCATCACCCCTTCGTTGTTGTCTGTAAACTCTTTACTAAAACCAAGGTCTGAAAGTTTTATTGTCACATCTGCCCTTTGTCCCGTTATTTGCAAGAACGGATTTAGCTTCTCTCCCTCCAAATTAATCGTTATATCCACTTCGTTTTTTGCCACTCTTGTTGGCAATTCTCCATCTTCATCGATGTAACCACTTATTGGCATAGGTATCTCAGGCACCCTGTTTGCTCTAATTGAGTAATCAAAACTTAATGGATGCTCTATGCCAACACTCTGAACTCCTTCTATCTGAGTGGTTACCGAATGAGGGACGCTGTGCTGGTCTTCTTTTAGGCAGCCATAATTTTCTATTATTTTTTCTGAAAATCCTTCTTCATAATGCATTCTCCCGTAAACATCAATTTCTACACTAGCTTCAATCACCTCAAATGGTCTAGCCGAAAATGACAATTCAGTCAAGTATCCGTCTTGGAAATGATAATTACCTATAGACCCAGTGACTCTTGACTCGTTGACCTGAGGGTATATAGTGGGATCCATTAGTCCAGTTAAATCTGCAAAAGAATGTATACTGCCAGTATTCATATAATAAGTTAAACTTACCCTACCTCTTACAGCTCCTTGCGCGGCATAATTCCTTAAAACTTCAACTTCTCCATATGGCACGTCTTCATTTATGTCAAGGCGAGTGTCCCCGGTAGATCTAACTGATACATAATAATCCCCAGCAGATATATCCTCCGTCAAGTACAATGATTGACCATTAGGGTAAGATATTCTCTCTCCACTCTTTATGGATTCTATCGAGGACGGAACCCTTCTGGCTGGACCACTTGGCTTCCCCATTACAAAACCCGACTCCTGGACGCCTACAAAATTAACATCTCCCGTCAAGAAAGCGAAAGAAAGATTATAGTCCTCTAAAAATTTCTTCGCCTGTAAGGGTTGGCTTGCCGAAATGCTCGCGCTCGTAGCAAAAAGCATAACAGGGTCCTCACCCTCTTGAGCTATCAAAACGGGCACATCTTCATATCTGTAAAAAGGCTTACTCATCTCTTATTATAATAAGATTTATAGCTCAAATTTACAGTCATTCTTCCATCGGTTGAAGCAGACATATCTTCAGATATCAATCTCGCGCTATTTACTGAGTATTCGTTTATGATTTCCCCGAAGCAGTCGTTTATTTTAATCGATATGTCCTTTAAGGTTGGCGATTTTAGATATTTCCTTAATGACTGGTACTTATACTTATCTATATCAAGACTAAAAGAAGTGGTAGTGTCTATAGGCCACTCAACATCAACCTGCACTGGGTAAGCAGAGCCAACTTTGTAAATTGGAGAAACTCCTATGTTTATAGAATGATTAAAAGATGTCACCCGATCCGTCTCTGTTCCGTTGCATTCTATAACTATGGATCCTTGATTCGGTAATCTTATTTCTGGAAAAGAATTATCTCCAGAGGCGTTGTACCCTAAGCCGTGAGAGTCTTCGGTAATTAAACCAAACCCTTCTTCGTTGTTTACTGCTCTGTCTTCCTGCTCTTGCTCTAATAAATCTGGCGAACCTCCTATATCTCCAAAAACTCTTATAGAAGTTGAGGTTGATGGAAGTTGACCTACAGAGCATGACACAGAATGACTGGTTATGTACCCGTCGCTAAAGCCGAAATGCCTATTATCATAATGTATGCTTCCGGTAAAAGGATTATCCCCAGTCAGGTTTAATAAAAAATCTTGCCCCACTAATACGGAGCTTATTGAAAAAGAACCCTCCATTGGGGAGTTGAGTAATGCCATGCTTTGAAACTCATCACCTTTCTGAGTTACTCCACACTCCGTGTTCCCATCTGCCACTAAATGAAAACCCTCACTATCCAGAATAAATGATTCATCATTCTGCGTGATGTGGTTTGGACCTCCGTAGTATTGATTGTTGACATGTCCCCAACCCAGTACATTGATCGGTCTTTCGTCTATACCATAAGAACCCTGAACTGACTGGACTCCTGAAATCTGAGTTCCATTTATGAAAAATTTTTGTTCATACCCAAGTACAGCCTGATTCATCACCCAAGCTCTCCGCCTATTCTTTTTTCTTGCCTTATGACTTCTAGTACTTTGGTTTTTATTTTCATTGACAATTCTTGCTCTTGGGAATAATTGGCCTCTTCTCCGCTAGTTGATACTGACTCTGCTCCAGTTTGATCAATTGTTACATTTACGGTTATGTTATTGTTTACTTCACCCTTGCCCTGGGGTGCTTGTGCTGGGTCAGCTCTAGCGATTATGGCTTCACCGCTAGCCCGACTTGGGCTGGCCGACTTAAGACCACCGTGCTTATTATTAGATAAACTCAAGGAAGGTTGGTCGATTATGGTCGGACTACCTACTACTCCGCCTTCGTAATAACCTTGCTCACCCCTCTTAAAGCCGTCAGGGTTCTGCAATGCAAACTTCATCATGGCAGGGTTTTCTCTTAGCAGTTTGTCGGTGGAGCTTTTCTTTATTATAAAATCTCCTTCGGTCAGGCCAACTGGCCCTACATTGTCTATTCCACCCTTACCTTGTATTATTGGTAGACCGCCCGTATTGTTCATTTTATTCAGGTTGTCGTACCCAATTCTTTTAGCAATTGGAGATGGAACAAAACCTTCACCAGCGGTCAACATTGCTGGTACAGACCCTCCAGATTGGAAAGGTTTACCTTCTTTCTTGGCTTTATCTCTTCCTTGTTTCTCCCACTCAACTTGATAATTGTTTCGAGTGATGTTGCCATACCCATTTCCTTTTGACACAGCTGTATAACTTTCGCCTGAAACATCGATTGGCGCTCCGCTTCTTATGGATTCCTTTACATCTGAATAGTCTACATTCCAGCCTTTATCCCTAGCAGAACGATAAGCTTTAGCGTTGTAATTAACTTTGGAAGCTAGAGAATTACCTTTGACTACATTTTCGGTCTTATTCTTTACCCAGTCAGCCTTATCTTTCACCCAGTCTACACTTTTCTTTATGTACGGTGCCGCTATCTCTGTCATCTTCGACATACCGTAAGAGCTAACAACCCCAACTATAGACTCAAGATACCCCATCTTCTTTTCAAATTTTTCATTAATCTTAGAGGCTTCATATGCAGACTTCTCTAATAAGTGATCTTTATACTCCTGCATTACCGGATCCCTAGCTAAAGCTCTACCGGTTAGCCTAGGGTCGCCTCTTTTTATATTGACGTCAGACCTTAGATCTAAGTTTTTGAATTTGTTCTTGTCAAACTCGGGCGGACCGGCATCGTCTTTATTGTCCATTGCTCGCGCAACCGCTTGGCTGACCGCAACCATTGTTGCTCCTTGCGCTATTGCCGTGAATCCTGACTCAACTCTTCCCCCTTCTTTAAGTTTATTTATTTTCTCTGGGCTTCTTCTTAATTTTTCAGCTTGAGCTTTTGGTATAACAAACTCTCCTGCTGTTAACATCGCAGGAACTTTATCTACGCCTGCTGGGCCGTCTACAAATCCGCCTTTTGCGAAGTGTCGTATTCTACCGCCTGAGAATTTTTTAATTGCATCGGTTTGACTTTTTTGAACGGGAAGTTGATTTATATCTAGTTCAGTTGCAGTTTGTTGTAATGCATTGGAAAGT